CTGTATTAACACAGTAAATACCTTTTAGTCTCATGCGGCCTCTAAACATAGGTGCAGCAATAGAAGTACCTGATCCTGCACTTACATTACCCGCAGGATTACCTACCGCAGTAATAGAGGCTATAGTAGCGAAGTGTGTAGTTCCAGTAGCAGTACCTGCGTTAGCGCCAGTTATAGACTCTGTAACTGCTGTAGCTGTTTCATCTGTACCAACTACCGTAAAAGACTTAGCCGCATCATTACCAGCACTAAGAATAGTTATATTCCTAGGCTGATCAAAAGTAACAGCGCCACCAGAAGCTAAAGCACCGCCCAACACTAGCGCGGCGTTATTACCTACTGCCGCAGCGACAGAAAGTCCATTAGTATCTGCGGCGGCGGCGGTTATAAATGTCGATTGGACATCAGAAGACATAATCTACTCCTTAATTAACCTACTGTGGAAATAGGCGTACCTACAGAGGTTGCCATCCATACTTGCTTACCACTAGTTACCGCAGTTATACAAGTAATACGGCACCTAGACCCTATTCCTGAACCAGCTACAAAGGTAAACGTATCACCTGAGTTTGTAATAACGGGGTTAGCCGCAGTACCTGCTGCTAGTTGCGTTTGAGCCAAGAAAGTACTGCCTGTTGAAGCAGGGATAGCAATAGTCGTTGTTTTACCAGAACCTACAGCGGTAGTTACTAAGAAGTCAAAATACGCGCCTTCTGTTGCAGTAGCTGAAGCAGGTAAAGTAATAACATTATCTAAAGTACCGTGAATAAGTACAACAGCACCGGAATCAGCGATAGATAAGGTATCAGAGACTGCTGTTGTGGCTTCCCAAGTTTTGACTACAGAGCGTTTAGCTTTAACGGCGCCCGTTATAGTTGTAGCGCCAGTTACAGCAAGAGTACCGCCAATAGAAGCGTTGTTGCTATAAGTAGAGTTAGTAGTTTCAACGCCAGTGTTGGCAGCTACTGTGATATCTGAAAAACCATTCTGCGAGCGCACTGGCCCGCTAAAAGTTGTATTGCTCATTTTATTTCTCCTTACGAGAGATTGTATTCACACCGTCTCCGTAAGCGTCAGCCGTGTCTGTCGGTGTGAAATAAGTTTTCACGGTGATATCAGTTTAAAGTAATGGCAGAAAAAAGCAAAGCATAAAAAAAGGGACCCGAAGGTCCCTTTAAATACAACATGGTTGTTACGCGCCTTGCGACCCGTAAATGCCACGCCAGTCAGAGAAACCAAACGAATAACGCTCACGCGCCTTATATCGAATGTTTCCTGTGCTGAAGTCAGGCTCCATATTGGTTTCCATAGCAGTACGCTGGAACATCTTGAGACCTTCGCCACTTTCAGTGACAGAAGTAAGCAAGAAGAAGGCGTCAGGGTCAGTCAGGTAATGATTGACCGTGTAGCCACCAGGCAAAACGCCTGTGTTCTTGATAGCGTTTACGTCGTTGTCAGCAGTACCAGAACGCAGTTGCGAGTTCAGGATACGGTCAGCAACAAACACTAGCTGAGGAGGTACAACCAACTTAGTGGCTTGGACTGAGATAGTAAGACCTTTATCATCGGTAAATGTGCTGATATCAATCAACGCATCTTCCAAAGAAGTCTCGTTCAAGTCCGCCATAGTAGTTGCACGGTTAGCTGCATTTCCGCCGCCAGCCAATGGGTGAGCAGTGTTAATCATAGAAACACCATCTCCTCCAGTGAAGCTTGCAGAGAATGCATTGTTAAGTACGTCTGCACCCTTAACCTCTTTGGTGTTAGCCATAGAGCGAGCGAGAGCTTTAACATAACGCTTACCAAGTGAATCATAGAGATTATCTTCTACTGCTTCATCAGTTAGAGCGAATGCCAGGGCAATCGTGTCGTGGGTATAACGTGCTGAATAAGACTCAGAAGCATTGTCAAAAACAACGCCTTGGCCTTCCGTCTTAGTTGGTGCTGCACCAAAACCAGTAATCAGTACTTCTTCTTCAAAGGCACGCTGAGAATCTTCAATAGCAAAGATCTCCTCGTACTCTTTTTCGTAGCTGTCATAGCTCATACCGAAGAGGCTGTTTAAACCTGGCTCTAGCTCTTTTGCGAGTTGTGCTCGTGAAATAGCCATTAGTTACTCTCCTTAATTAAGCTAAACCAGCGCCTTTAACGCCGAATAGATGGTTTTGTATAGTTACCAACACATTAGTATGTGCTGACCCGACATCTGAGTTAGATGGATCTTGAGAGATGTCTATAGCTTTAACAGCCAATGTTGTGGCAGTTCCACCATCAGAAACCTTCAATTCAGCTCCAGAGATACCAGTCTTGGTAGAACCAGCCGTTGTATAAACGATGTCATGGTTTCCAAACAAGTCTGCGATAGGATAAGCAATATCAGCTTGTATCTCAAAAACAACCATCGGATCATCAATAATAAAAGCTATGATGTCGTCAGCGGCTGTATCGGCTGGGAAAAAGTTGCTAAACACTTGCTCGCCAGAGGCGGGGTCCGTGAATTGACAACCATTAAAAACACCAACGATAGGCACTGTGCCTCCGTCAGCATGTACAGCTATTCCACCACCAGTGACCTGAGCTACCATATCGCCTTGAAATATGCTTGTGTCATATGCATTTGCAATACGATATCGACTCTGACCGCCGGAGTAGGGTGCACCACCAATCATTCTGACTGGCTTCATTCCAAATGCAGCGTCTTTATTCGCCATTTTGAATTACCTCATCTACGTCCAAAAGTTACCTGGGCATCCCGCTTAGCATCATACTTAACATAACGATTATCTTTTTGAGCATCCCCGAACATAGTATTGTCCAGAGCGTCTTTAGCTGCTTGAGTCTTACCATCGTAATAATCGCGCCGCTCGTTAATTGTTTCATTAGGCATTTTTGCGAGAAGAAGTCCCTCGTTATATATGACGCCAGCATGTCTGCCGTTATCCATTGTCGGTAGGCTTTCAGCCCACTCTGGAGGAAGATCGGTGCCTCTTACGAGTTCCCATCCTTCTCTAATGCGGCGGGAGACGTTACTTCTGTCTTCCGCTCCCAACATAGATTCCCTAATCCACCGGTAGGTATAACCAGGAGGTGGTTCAGGTGTTTCCAGCTTTCGTACAGGTCGCCACGGTTTACGTCGAGTCTGATTATCGTGCACTCCACTTTCACGCGAGTTACGGTTTGCTTTAGATTCTGTCATTTTACTTTTGCTCCTTTGCTGAGATTTTTTGCTTCTCTTTCGCTACATGACGTAACCATGTCTCCATAGCCATGTTATGCGGCTTTAAGCCTCGAAGCCTTTCAACTTCAGAATTACTAAAAGTAACACCGCTTTTATTGCCTCGTGTTTGTTGCCGTCCGCCAGGGGAAGCGGAGGAAGAGACTCTTTGCACGGCGGGCCTGCTTCCATTTTGTACAGCATTATCGTTGCTATTTTCAGCACCAATAAGTTTAGGATATACTTTTCCTACGCGAGTGTCCAATTGAGAGTAATAATCGTCGCTGTCAGGCTCAAAGCCTTCATTGATTAAATTAAAGTGAGTGAAGTAAGCAAACTGGGTTGCCTGCAAATGCTCGGAGTCTTCGCCGTTACCATACCACTGGTTTCGCTCATGCCAAGTTAGGGCTTCGCTAGTAGGCTCAGCCGGCGCTTGCTGCTGCTGTTGTTGGCCTTGCTGCTCATTATAGGTTTGATACTGCCCTTGGTCTTGTGCTTGGGCTGGCGCATCTACCTGGGCTCGCGCCAGATTGACGCGGTGGCGTTCTTTTTGAATAGAGATGTCATTCTTCAATGTAGCCGCTTTAGACATAAGATCAGCGTCGCCACTTTGAACGGCCTTCTTATAAACGTCGTCTACCTGGGCTTCCTTTGCCTGAAGCGCCTCCGACTCCTTGCCCAAGACTACATTGTCTTGCTGGGCGGTATAGGCGCGATACTGCTGAAGCTCTTGCTCTTTAGCCATAGCAATTTGCTCTAGCTGCGCTGCACGGTCTTCTGCCTGTTTATTCTTGGCATTAAGCTTGTTGATTCGTTTGCTAACCGACTTGGTATATGTCTCTAGCTCATCATCGGGGCTTGACTTAAACTCCGACTCCTCTACAGGATCATCAACAATCTCAATGTCAATTTCTTCGTTTTTTTCTAGCTCTTCAGCCTGGTTATTTTCTATCATCGGAAGCTCACTATGTCGTCTGGATCTAAGATAGTACCAATAACTTCATCGTCATTGATAATTCGGACTTCTGCGCCATCCTCTAACTTGAACCTGGCACCAGAATATCGACCAATAAGAACCCACTCTTTCTCGACGCACCACGGCTTGTCACCGTACTTGGCTTTGTCGCCATAACATAAGGGTCCTACTTTGACTACATAAGCAACAACCGTTGCTAGGGCTTCACGGTCCAAGGTTTCTTTAGTTAAGGCAATACCGCCTTTACTTTGGCCTTGACCGGCATAAGGTAAAACAAGCATGCGCCAACCAGTAGGGTTAGGCATTCTCTCCACTAGGCTTAGGTCTATCAAGCGCGGATCTAAGGTTCGCTCATCACCTTCTACATAAGCACTGTCAATACTGGATTTTTTCTTACTCAAACTTGTTCTCCTTATAATAGTCTTTTATGGTCATTTCTACTAAGTTTAACACTTCTAGTTGACCTTGCAAACTTTTATAATGATCTATATCTTTGAGCATACCACCCATCAGCACTTCCTGAATCTGACCCTTGCGGTCAGAAATAGTCCTTTTTAAACGACTAGCCAGATTTAACTCGTCCATCAGGTCTTCTCGTAATAGTGCAAACCTTTAGTCGCGGCGCCAGTGCCTCTAGTCTTCATGCGCTTAACTTCGCCACCCATCTTCATGCCTTTGACAGTCTTCATAGCAATAGCTACTGCCTCAGCCTGGGGCTTGCCTTCTGAGCGAAGCTTCTTAATGTTCTTACCGATTGATTTTTTACCTTTATCTAATGGCATTACTTCTTACTCCTAGCTTTTGCTTTAGGTTTTGCGGCAGCCTTCTTCTTAGGTGCAGCTTTCTTTTTAGGCACATACGCCTCATTTACATCAGGGGTTGCTGGGTCATCAGCTACAAAGTGTCCCGCGTCAGTTCTAGCGCGCTCCATCTCTACAGGTTCTGCAGCAACCGGTGCCTTATAGACGCCGTTTACGCGATCTTCTTTTGAAGCAGCCCAGTCGGCGATTGTTTTGGCCTCATCAATTTTAGCTTGGACTGCTTGCTCCTGGATTAAAATTTCTGCTGCACGCTCAATTTGTTTGATTCGCTTTAGCTCTTGCTGCGCTTCTAAAACATAACTTGTAGTCATCTTATACCTCCAAATTTGGCTCTCATTTCGGCCAGCTTTAGATTAGCTTGCTGGTCTAGTCGCTGTTCAGCGATACCCAACTTATCATCAGCGACCTGCTTAGTCGTATTGATTCGCTGCTGAGCTATAGAAACATCCTGCAGGCTTTCGTTCTGCCTAGAGTCCTGCTTCTTCTCAAACTGCTCAGCATCTTGGTCTATCTCTTTATCTCTCAATTGTAGTTCCTGCTGCCGTATGGCAACCAATGGATCTTCTTCTGATCCAGTATCCAGCGATGCAAGTAAATCCTGAGTTAGCTGTGCCATAATTGGCGCCGCATATCCCTCTTTCATCATTTGAATATCTGCAGGCATAGACGCTGCTTGTTCTTCTGGCACCTGGCCTGACTGTAACTGCTGCTCCATCTGCTGTATCTGCTCTTGAACCTCTGGAGGCATCTGCTCTTGCGCTCCTTCAGTTGCCATAAACTGCAGGTGCTGCATCATGTGAGACAAAATAGCTCCCTGCAGCTGAGGGTTAGTCTTTACAACATCAGTCATAAATAAAGATCTATGCGTATCAATGTGTGCCTGGTGATTCTGTGGTGGGAAAGCATTAGCAGGCTGACCCATCATAAATCCAGCATTCTCCATTCCCGCATCAACCGGCATAGGTGGCGGTGGTGGCGGTGGCGGTGGCTGCAATAAAGCATCTACGTTATCCACACCCAGGGCGGCATACATTCTTCGGTACGCCTCATACATCCCGTTAGGACCGTGGATCTCAGGATTGCTCTGCACCATCTGCAACAGCTCTTGCGCCAAGGTAATTCTCTGGCTCTGACTGAATATGTTGGGATCACTGACCGGAATAATATCTACACGGCCATCAAAATCTTCGCCTTTAATCTCCTGGGGCCCACTTCCAGTTTGGTATGGATAGCTGGGAGGAAGATACTCTGCAAATACTTGAGCAAGAAGATTAAACTCCATGCGCTGCGAATAATGCAGGCGCTTATGGATCGCAGACATTACCTTAGTACCACGCTCCAAAAGAGCTACGGTAGTGCCTACAGGCATAGCCTGGTTAGAATCACCTATGTTCATGTCGCCAATACTGGCAAACCGCTTGCCTGAATCAACCAGCATTGAGAGCATGCCCTGCAATACGTTGCTTGGTTCTTTAATTGGCAGCGGTATTAGGTTGTCTTTTAGTGACGCTCCAGTAGTATCAATATCTCTAAACTCACCTGGCTGCAGCGGTTCATCTTCATCGCGTATCCGCATGCCGCGGGCTTTAAATCCAGCTGGAAGGTTGGCCAAGGTGCC